TGAAGTAGTTGCTGAAGAAGAAACTACTGAAGAAGAAGTTGTAGAAGAAGAAATCATCGAAGATGATACTCCTTCTATAGAAGAGGATATCGAAGCACTTATTGCTGGTGAAGAACTCTCCGAAGAATTCCAAGAAAAAGCACGCACAATTTTTGAAGCAGCCATCAAAACTAAGGTTGCTGAAATGAAAGAAGAGGTACAAAAAGAGTACGAAGTATCTCTGACTGAAGAAGTTGCCAACCTCAAGTCCGAATTAACCGAAAGAGTTGATTCTTATCTTGAGTATGTTGCTCAAGAATGGTTGACCGAAAATCAACTCTCGGTTGAGCAAGGACTTAAAACTGAAATGACCGAATCATTCCTTTCTGGAATGAAGAGTCTTTTTGAAGAACATTATGTATCAATCCCTGAAGAAAAATATGATGTACTCAATAGTATGGTAGAAAAACTTGATGAGATGGAAGATAAACTCAACGAGCAAATCAATAAAAATATTGCTTTAAACAAAAGATTGGCTGAGTCGGTTGCAGATGTAATTCTTGCAGATGTATCCGAAGGACTTGCAGTATCCCAAAAGGATAAGCTTGCTTCTCTTGCCGAAAATGTTGAGTTTGATGGTGAGCAATCCTATCGTGAAAAACTGGTAACTCTTAGAGAAGCATATTTCTCCTCTAATACCGGTGTTCAAGAGAACAAATCGGAAACAATTTCTGAAGAAACTGAAACAGGTCATCAGGTAGAGACTTCTACTATGATGGAATCGTATCTCCAGACATTGAATAGAGTTTCCAAGAAGTGAAACTTCATTATAACATAGTCAAACTAACTTTTTAAATAGGTAAAAACAAATGCTGCAAATGCCTTCTCAAGAGGCTCTGCAGGAGAAGTGGGCACCTATCCTCAATCATGAGGGTATGGACTCAATCAAAGATAATCATCGTGCGATGGTTACTGCTCAACTCCTGGAGAACCAAGAACAAATGCTCAAGGAAGAAAGAGAATTTCTTTCTGAAGCCCCAACTAATGCTACTGGTGCAAACATCAGTAACTTCGATCCCGTTCTGATCTCTCTGATCAGACGCTCTATGCCTAACCTGGTCGCATATGATCTGGCTGGTGTACAACCAATGAATGGTCCTACTGGACTGATCTTCGCAATGCGTTCACGTTACACTTCACAGAGTGGAACCGAAGCATTCTTCAACGAGCCAGATACTAACTTCTCTGCTAACAGAGAAGGTAATGATGCTGATCAAGGACCTTACACCACTGGATCTGACACTGAAACTGTTGGTTTCGGTACTGCTGCTACTCAAATTGGAAGCAATCCTGGTGCTCTAAACCCAGAGTCTGATGCCAATCAGAGAGCATATTCAGTCGGTCAGGGTATGACCACTGCCAATTCTGAAGGTCTCGGTGAATCTGGTAATGCTTTCAACGAGATGGCATTCTCAATCGAGAAGGTCACTGTTACTGCCATGAGCAGAGCACTGAAAGCAGAGTATTCACTGGAACTGGCACAAGACCTCAAGGCTATTCATGGTCTGAATGCTGAGGCTGAACTCGCAAATATTCTCTCTACTGAGATTCTTGCTGAGATCAACCGTGAAGTCATCAGAACCATCTATAAGTCTGCTGAAGTCGGTGCTACTCTGAATACTGCAACTTCTGGTACTTTCGACCTCGACGTTGACTCTAACGGACGTTGGAGTGTTGAGAAGTTCAAGGGTCTTATTTTCCAAATGGAAAGAGATGCTAACCAGATTGCACAGAGAACTCGTAGAGGAAAGGGCAACATGATCCTCTGCTCTGCAGACGTTGCCTCCGCACTCACCATGGCTGGTGTACTTGATTACACCCCTGCCTTGAATGCAAACCTTAACGTAGATGACACTGGTAACACCTTTGCTGGTGTTCTTGGTGGTAAGTTCCGTGTCTACATCGATCCTTATGCTGCTAACAATGCTGCTAACCAGTATTACGTAGCAGGTTATAAGGGTTCTTCACCTTATGACGCAGGACTCTTCTACTGTCCTTATGTTCCTCTCCAAATGGTTCGTGCCGTTGGTGAGAACACCTTCCAGCCAAAAATCGGGTTCAAGACTCGTTATGGCATGGTTGCTAACCCATTTGCCGAAGGCACCAATACAACCAACACTGGTCGTATCACTGCCAGCAGCAACCGTTACTATCGTCGTGTTAAGGTTGCCAACCTTATGTGATCTAAATACCTTCAGTGTGAAGGAAGTGCGAGAGGGTCTTCGGACCCTCTTTTTTTATCTAAATACAAATAAAAACAATGGCAAGCGGATTTCCAAAACAGATAGCAAATAGAAATTTTCTTGCGCCGGTTGGATTTAAATTTACTTTAGCAAAAGAACCTAAGGTTGACTTTTTATCAAACTCATGTAGGATACCTGAAATTAGTCTGGGGACTGCTATCCAACCTACATACCTAAAAGATATTGATATCCCTGGAGATAAGTTATCTTATGGTGATTTCTCATTTAAATTTCTTGTAGATGAGAATTTAGAAAATTATATGAAAATTCATAATTGGTTGACTGGATTGGGATATCCAGAAACCACACAACAATATAAAGATTTAACCACTGATAAAGATAGTCTTAGAGATCCTAAAGAAGCATTTAGTGATGGCAATCTTCATATTTTAAATAGTAACTATAGAAATATTGCTATCGTAAAATTTAAAGATTTATTCCCAGTATATCTCACACCCTTAGAGTTTACAGCAGAAGAAACTGATATAAACTACTTTACAGCAGAGGTCACTTTCAAGTATACTGTGTATAATGTAGTAGCTGCTGACGGTAGAACACCCTTATGAATCTTGAACAAATACAGGAAATGTGGCAAAGAGATTCTGTCATAGATCCTGATAATCTACATGATGAATCACTAAAAGTTCCTCAACTTCATTCAAAATATTATACAATTTACAATACAATATCTCTTCTTCGTGAAAAATCTAGAGATAGTTACAAACGTGTAAAGTTAGAAAGGTATAACTATTATACAGGCAAAGCACCTGCAGAGGTATATGTAGAAGAACCTTTTCCATATAAAGTAAGAGAAAAAGACGCAATACAAAGATATCTTGACGCTGACGATAAATTAACTACAATTGATTTAAAGATTAGGTATTATGATGTAATGCTTAAGTTCTTAGAAGAAGTAATTAAAACTATTTCGAGTAGAACATATCAAATTAAAAATGCAATCGATTGGCACAAATTTCAGGCAGGATTCAACTAGTATGGACTCATTTCCACATCCAGAAGATAATGAACCAAATGAAGATGTTTATAACCAATGGCACGTTGAAGTGACAATGGGTATAGAAGAACTTAGAGCAATGTACGGAGTATTTGATTATGCTTATCAAACTTGGCCTGGTGCTCCAAGAAGACCACTTGAGGAACAAGAATATCTAAGATATATGAAAAACAGATTATTTGCCATGATTCTTGAATACAATTTAGATAATTAATTGACCAATAAATAAGTATAGGATTAACCTATATGCATGTCTCATTTGATTATTTCCAAAAAGAACGAGGTATATCTACAGGTAAAGGCAGAACCACATGTCTACTACGAGTTAGCAGATCAATTTACCTTTGATATACCGGGTGCAAAATTTATGCCTCAGTATCGTAACAAATACTGGGATGGAAAAATTCGTTTGTTTAATACGCAGACAGGCGAGATCTATATTGGTTTGTTAGATAAAATTATAAGTTTTTGTGAGTCTCATGAGTATAGTTATGAATTTTTAAATAATAAGTATTATGGTACACCTTTTGAAGTAAATGAGTATATTTCAAAAGAGGGTGTTAAAGACTATATGAATGCCGTAAGTAAGTATTCCCCTAGGGAGTATCAAATAGAAGGTGTTTACGACGCACTAAGACATAATAGAAGGTTGCTGATATCTCCAACTGCCTCTGGAAAGTCTTTGATGATATACTCGATTGTGAGAT